AGAGAGCCATCTTTATAAGAAGTTGGTATCAATGTAAAGGAAGGGTTATTTACAACCCCTGAGAGCTTGTTTTTAACTAACTCTATTGCCTCTACAGTGTACCCAGATTCTAAAAACCTAGCTGCAAAGTTAGCTGCTAAGTCATTATAGATTGATCCAAACCCAGTGCTTGAACTAAATCCCCACCATGTACTGCTATATATTGATCCGTATGCCATTTTATTTCTTTTATATTGTTATTATCCGATAAATATTCCCCCTACCTTAGAGTTGGTAGATGGGGTTGTGTCTGAACCAGTGTTAGTTCCATATGAAGGGTGTTGTGAACTATTGTCACAAAGGAACTTAATCAACCTATTTGTGAAGTGTTCAGCAGTAGCCTTGTGTCTTGATATCAAGTGCTCAATTTCATCCCTTGTAACTGTATCAGCAGTCTCGTCAGAGTGTTTAAGTATGCCTTTGTTAGACACTGTGTAAGCTGCTACAGATATATATTCATGTAAAGTCCAATAGATTAACATTGGGTGGATATAATCCTCTATTAATGCTGCCTGTATTGCAGTTAAAGTACCTGCCTTTGATGCAACCTGTAATTCCTCGTATAAGTCTGTACCTAAATAACTTTGCACATGAATTAACTGTGCTCTTTTGATAACATAATTCAACTTTGAATCATCAATATCCCCGGATAATGTACTATTCTTCTTTAAATCCAGTGGCTCACACCATAATGCAGTTTGACTCATTATATATTTTTAGTATTATTATCTTGTTCCTTGTTTTGGGGAAGTAGGCTAAGTATGTGTTTGGTCAGCTTTTCAGATAATTCAGACCTTTTACTCTTATCTTCCTCTTCCTCTTCCTCATCTACTCCTACAGCCTCAAGTTCTGATTCATCAAAAGGTTGAATACTTGCAAAGTAAAGTTTTAATGATATTTTATTAACTGACACAATCTCATCAATTGCATCAACTATTTCATTCTTAAATCCATCAATTACTACTTTATCAAGTAATACCTCTGAAGTTTCCATCTCATCTGATGTACTAGAGAATCCACTACCACTATCTCTTAATCCTACAAGTAAAGGAGATGTAATTCTATGTCCAGATATAAGTTTATCTACACACTCTTTAGATAGAAATTCATAATGACTTGGTGCATCATCAAGTGATAACCTATCAACTGTAGCCTTATCATCAGCATTATCTATGAAGTTGAATAATATCTTATCCCCAGTTGATCCTGTGAACTTTTTAGTCATCTTTCTAACAACTAATCTTTCATCATCATCTGAAGCAGGTACTCCTGGCATATTTATCATTAAACTACCAGAGAATCCATTAATTACTTCATTGATTAAGTAGTCTCCTATCTCAGCCTCTAACTTAGCATATGGTAAACTAGCTGCATAATCAGGTTGTGAGTAATAAAACTCCCCAGTTACATAAGGTTTGATAATGTATATCTCCTCTTGCTTACTATTACTTGTACCAAATGCAGGAAAAGATTCAGGTGTATCACCTTTCTTTACAGACTTCCAATCATTGGACCAGAAGTACTTAGTAATCTCACCCTTATCATTTGCCTTACCAGCTCTAATAGTATCCATAGGCCAGTGTTTGATAGATTTAACAGCACCTTTATCATACGATACTTTAAATGCAGCCATGCCTAACATCTTTCTATCCATGATAGCTTTCTTTAAATCCTTATCTTTAATGATAGATTTAAGTGAAGCCCATTCATTAGGTTTCTTGCTTGCATCTTTTGCTCTTAATCCTCCTCCAAAGATTCTTGCAGTAATACCATTGATAAGGCTAGATGAAGTTGTTGATCCATCATAATAGCTCTTTAGCTCATTAAAATAGTCATTATCAACTCCATACTTAACCCATTCATTTGTCTTGTCTATAACTATAGCAGGAGATGTATATGCAGACAAAGCCACAACTTCCATACTATTAATTGATTTATTTTTGGCCATGTGTTATATAATTATGAATTTAGTTTTAGATGAGGTATCCCCATCATTGACTACATTTGGTGAAGCAGAATAATTAAACTCCCCATCACTCATACTATAATCTTGTAATTCTTGAGATGTACATAACACTAAATCAGTGTAAAGTACTTTCTCATTAGAATCATATATTTTTAGAGTATACCTTCTTCCTTCAACAAATTGTGATACAAGGATACATTGTGTATGGTAACCACTAGTAGTAAATACAGGGCTTTCAACAAACTCCTCATTAGTAGTTTCATCAACAAGTATAGCCTGCACTGCTACACCCTGTCTAGGTATAAAGTTAATTTGATTGGCACTTGTTTCGTCTGATACTATTATCATATTGTTCTTGTTATATTCTTTTAATAAAAAAAGGGAGCAGTTGTTGTATTACTACCCCCTCAATACTTTAAAGACTGATTGAACAGTCGTAATGATTAATTAGGATTAACTGGAGAAGCAGATTCAACCATCTCACCAATTGCAGTAGTGCCTAAGTATGGAGCTAATTGAGTACCCTTTGCTACAAAGGCTACATTATATCCATTCATATCTGAAATTCCACCACCTGATACTGTTCCAATTGTGACATCACAACCAAATTCAACACCTGCAACTCTGTGGTTACCCATTCTATCCTCAACTATGATCTGAACCTTAGTCTTGGTTAATTGCTGTAATGCTACTTGAGACTCTAAATCTTGACTCTTTAAGATTAAACTACCTGCTTGAGAGAATGTAGATGTACCTGCATCACCTGCAGATTCATTAGTCTCATCAAAAGTGTTTGCATCGTTAAGTAACTCAAACTTATGTACGTTTGGAGCTGAAGTAAATGAAGCAATTTCACCTGCTGTAACGTCATCTTTAAGATTCCTGTCAAATGCCATTACATAAATGTTATTTAAACCACCAACGATGGTTTTACAAGAGTAGTCTAATCTACCCTTACTAATAGGACATGCCATATTTTTATATTTTTAACTATTATTATTATTATTATTACTCTTATAAAAAATTAAAGGGGAGGGTTTTAAGCTCCCCTATTAATAGTAATATAAAAGAAATTATTTACTATGAGTACAATACTACTTCAGCACTGTAACCATATTGTACACCTGCTCCCATTCTCATGATTACACGTACATTCTGTGAACCATCTTTGTCAGCCATGTCTAAAACCTTAGTTTCTTGCCAGTCTGCCATTAATGAAGTACCAAACCATAAGTTAGACTTCTGAGCTGCTACTAATTCCCCTGCTGGGATACCATCTACAGGTACAATCTTAATACCTCCGAACAATAATGCTCCGAATGATTGGTTAGTACCTTCTCCTTTGTAACCATTTGCTCCTACTCCTGCTGCACCAAATCCTCCTAATGCAGTAATGTAACTTTGATAGATACTATTTGAAGCATATAAGTATAAGTCATCCTTACGTAAGATAGCAGATGGAATTGCATCAACAACCTTTTGTAATTCTGCTACTACATTTTCAGCAGTAACTGCTCCCTTTGCTACATCAATAACGTCAGCATCAGCTTTCATTAATGTTAAGAATCCATCAAATGAATCAGCATTACCAGCAGTAGTTGCCTGCCAAATTGCAGTCTCAATCTCATTAGCTACATTAGCAGCAACAACACCTAAGATGTAGTTAAACCTTTCTGTAGGTAATGTATTATGAGCTGAATCACCCATCTCAATTGCATCATAATCATCCTCAAAGTCTGCCTTACAGATCTCTAAGTTTACTTGTAACTTTGCAATCTCTAATACTCTTTCATCAAAAGTGATGCTAGAATCAGATGTAAATGCACAAGTTGATGGACTCAATAAAGATCCAGTTGAAACTCTTTTTACTATTCTTTTTACTTTTACATTTGGTTTAATCTCAATTAATCCATTGTCTAAAGTTCCTGCAGAAAATAATGCAGCAGAGATAATCTCTTTTTTGTACTCACCAGCGTATGATGTTCCGTTTGTAACCGTAGTTGACATAATCTAAATATTTTATTTATTAATTCTGTTCCACACTCTCCCTTGAGTAGTGTTGTTATTATTTTTTGGAAACCTAATTCCTTTACTTTTTTTAACCTTTGCTTCTGGAGAGAAACTTGTCTCTGTCTCAGCTGATAACTTTTCCTCACTAGATAATTCTTCTTCTTTTCCTTCCCCCTTGGAGTCTCCCTCTAAGGCTGAAAGTAATTGATTCATCATATCGTGTAGATCTGCTACCTCTTTTTGTAGTACAGCAATCTTTTCACTGTCACTACCTTTTTCAGCTCCTTCATCATTAGAAGTATCTTCAGCTAAATCTTCCTCACCATCTTGTTTAGTATCCTCTGAATCATCTGACTCCTCAGGTTTGTTGATAGAGGCAATTTCTCCTTCTACTTCAACAACCAATTTGTCACCATTCTCCAAAGTATACTCTCCAATAGGTAGAGGCACATCATCTGACTCTTCGTCATCTGACTTGATAAATACTGAGTTACCATTAATGAATTCTTCAGCTACAATCTTAGTACCATTATCTAATACTTCCTCAGCAAGTTTCACTGTCTCATCTACTTTTGTAGACTCAACAACTGTCTCTTCTTTAGAAAGTTTTAGCATGTCTAGTACTTTTTTAAACTGTTCTTTCATTGTGTTAATCTTTATTAATGTTAATACTTTAATCCTTAATCATTCTCTACTTAATACAACGTAATCGTATATTAATTTTGCAGTTAGTCTTCTGACCTACCACCTATGTCTCCAATTCCTTGCCCCCATAGATCCTCCCTTGATTCATCACAGTTAGTAACCCTTCCTTGAGGTGCTCCATCACAACCATTTATGAAGTAGTTATTTCTACAATAACAGTATGTTGCCTTACCTCCCATTTAACATCATTTCTTTAATGAAACTTATCATCTCTTCTTTAGTGTCAGACATTTTCTCAGCCCTCATACAGATGTCTTCAAGTAAACCTAATTCATCACTATCCATCCCCATTATCTCTGACCTCATCCATGCATCTTCTTCTGCTGATAATTGAACCTCAGTCCTATCAGGGAACATACCTTCAATACTAAACCCTTTAATCTTACCTTGTTTTGCTAATTGATAAACTTCCGGATTATGAACCTTCATACTTACCATCCAAGTACCTACAGGTACATCTAAGCCATGCATATTTGACTTATCATTGTTTTTATCTTCTACAATCCAAGACTCAACTACGTGCATCCCAGACAACTTTTCCTTACCATGCTCCAGGGTACTATTGTTTTGCTTACCTCTTATAAAGAATGTCTCCATAGACTTCCTTATAACCTCTTTTGAGAACTTTATATAGTTACCATCCTTCCTTAACATTTCCATGTCAGGGATAAGTACAGGTCCTACAAGGAGCTTCTTCTCATCATCAATTGCAGATAACATTATTTCATCTTTATGCTTGCTTAGAGCTACAAAAAAGGATTCAATTGCAGGCTCTTCTACCACAGATATAACTGCAACACCCTCTAGTGACAACTCCTCATTAAAGTCTAAGTTAAAAATCTTCTTTTCCATACTAATATATTTACTTTTGTTTATCCTAATGTGTTATACTCCTCTATGTTTCTGTCAGCCTCTTGTTGTGAAGTCATCTCTGTACTTACTACATATGCCTTTAATGGTTTAGAATCTCTTGAATCAAGTTCATTTGTAGAGATACCTGATGCACTGTCTTTACTATTGGCACTTTGCCCTACAACATTAAATGTAGGAGATTGTGGAACTGCACCACTACCACTAGAACCACCTTTACTACCACCACTAGACATCTGTCCAAAGGCTGTTGCAGCAATTGTAGCTATAGATATACCTGACATTATATTATTCTTTGCCTTATTCTTTGCAGCAAACCCACTATTAACAGCCATCTCAGCAGCAGCAGCAGCTCCACCAAAAGGTACTGCAGCCCACTTCATAGCAATCATTTGATTACCAGCAGCCTCAGCAGTAGTAATAGCAGCATTGGCAGCTTGTGTCTTAATAACAATATCAGCTATTGCAGCACCTTTACTTATAAGTAGTGCAGCCTTTTGCATAGCTTCATTCTGATTACCTATGGCAGATATTAACCCACTCATTGATTGTAAGAAATCTATATACTCTTGGTTAATCCTAGACTTTTCATCTACAACTAGTTGCTCTAAAATAAGTTCATCTTGTCTTCTAGCCTCATCTATAACTGCTTGCTTCGCATTAGCCTCTATGTCATACTCAAGCATTCTTGCTTGGTGTTGATTCTTTGCTTCTTGAAGTAGTCTGTATTTTTCTTGTTCATTCTCAACAGTCTTTTCAATAAGTATTAATTGAGCATCTAACTCTTGTTGAGACTCTATCTCAGCAAGTTCCCTCTTCTCTTTACCTATCTTAGCCAACTCATTTAAACCCTCAGCTTGCTCTTTATCCAAAGCAACCTTGTTTACTAATTGTTCAGATACTTGTCCAGTAACTTTAGCTTCAATTGCAAGTTGCTCATTAAGAGCTTCCTGTAATGCTAACTTAGTCTCATCAGTACTATTGACTGCATCCCTAGATTTAGCCAAGTTTATAGCACTCTGTGCATTAGCCTTCATTACAATTCCTTGCTTCTCCAATACTTTACCTAACTTCTCATTTGCTTCTCTCCTAGCCTTAAAAGTCTTAGTCTCATCATCTCTAACTTGTCTTAACTTCTCAGCTTGTATATCATAAGATTCAATAAGTCCATCATTAACAGCTTTTAATAATATAGAATCTTTTTCTAACTTAACTATAGTCTTAGCATTAGCTATAACTTTTTTACTGTAATTAGACACAGCATCAGCCACTTTGTCAAAAGCTCCATCAACACCTGTCAATACATCAAAAGTTTCCTTTGCAGCAAGTTTGGCATCAGCCCAAGCACCTTTAAGGTCACCTTTAAATAGTTTGGTTAATGCACTTGCAGCAAGTCCTAATGTCTCTATAAAGCTATCAAACCTTTCAATTAAGTTCTTTTTAATAGCAGTACCAAATGATTCCATATCCTTCTTTTGAGGTTTAGAACCTAAGAAGCTAAAGAACTTTTTCACTGGTTCAACTGCTCCAACAAAGAACCTAACTACATCATTCATCACTATAGAAACAGTTTCCATACCTGTCTTGAAGAAATCTATTACAGGTTGTTGTTTCCTTATTACATCAAACAATGCAGCTACAGCAGCTACAAGAAGTCCTATACCTAGAGCTTTCAATGCCACTCCAACCCCTTGTAAGCCACCTTTAAATAACTTTGATGCTCCAGTTGCATTCTTGAATTGTGAAGCTGCACCACCAGTAACTCTATCTAGTATTGCAATAGCACCACCATTATCAGATATACTTTTAGTATTCTCTTTATTTTGTTTAGTGTTGTCTTCAATAGCTTTGCCAACCTTCTCTTTGGATCTCTTTAACTCCTCAGCTTGTTTAACTTCTTTCTGTCTAGCTTTATGAGCATTTGTTATTGCATCATAACTCTTTTTGTTTAGAGCAGTAACCCTTTCAATTTCTTTAGATAATGTTTTTTCAGAAGCACCAAGTTCAACATTAGTTTTAGCTATCATCCTAACTTGATGGTCAAGAGCTTCCAGTTCAGCAATTAGTTTCTTACTAGCTTTTGTAGTACCATTCATGAACTCATGCAAGGTCTGAGGAGCTACTCCATCATATGTAGTGTTAAGTGACTCTTGAGATATTCTTAATGCACCAGTCTGAGTTGTTAATTCAACCATAGACTTTTTAAGTACCTTAACACTTTTATCCTTTGTAGTAAGTTCTCTAGTTGTATTACCAGTAGATGTTGTCAATCCATCAGTTGAATTCTTCAGAGTACCTTGAGTACCAACAAGTCTACTCATACTTGATGACAAGTTCTCAGCATTTCCTTGAATCCCCCCAAAGACTTTACTCAAAGCACCTAGTTCCTTATCTCCCCTTACATCTACATCTACAGTGTATACTATTTTTTCAGCCATCCTATATTTCTTTTTATTGTATTAAGACCTCCTTTTACAGAAGTATTTAACTCATACTTACCTTTTGCTATCTCAACACTTTCTGATACTCCATACCATTTATCAAGTGCTAATAATTTTAATGCTTCTCCTATCATATATTCTATTATTAATCTAATAAGTCCTCAAAGGAAGTTGTACCAATTGTAACAACGTTTGAGTAACCACTTACATTACCTGATGTATCTACAGTTCTTGCTTTATATGAAACTGGTAATGCAGGTGTTGCGTAAAGTCTTGGGAAAGTAGCTGTAGAGAAGTTTATAGTTGCATTCCCTACATCAACATAAGAACCTCCATCTACACTTTCAAATACATCTACTCTTGCTACACCAATATTATCAGCTACATTAAACATTGTCATTGACATAAGTACTTTCCCCCCGGAAGGTGAAGTTGTTATAGTCAGTGAAGGTGTACTTGGTAGTGTGTTATCAGGTGATGCTTGTGTAGTAACTGTACCTGTGGCAACTCCTGTATTAGAGCTTGCATCATTCACAGTAACTGTAATATTACTTAGTGCTGTAGCATTCAATCCAGACAATGTAAAAGTAGTTATTGAACCATCATATGCCGTGTCAACAACTGTACCAACTGAAGTAGCTGTTACAAGTATCTCTGTTACTGCAATGTTGTCAGTAGCACTAACTGTCAGGTTAGCAGTAGATATCCCGGTAGCTACTAAATTAAGTATAGTCACTACAGGTGGAGAAGTATCAGAAGGATTATCGAAAGCTACGGAGTTAGAATCATTACTAACATCTCCATTTGAATTCTCTAATACTGCATAAGCACTATGTCCAAGAACTCTAATCCAATCAGCTTGGCCAGATCCTGACTTAGGTGTTATTATATTATCTAGGTCATATAGTCCAGCTCCCCTATACTCAAAGTCTAAGGGTACTAATCCATCACAAATGTACTCAACACTATTATTAGCTGAACCAGTCTTAATAGTTACCTTATTTGGGAACACTCTATTGTATATTGCTATACCTCTTAAATCAAATGTAACAGGACCTGTAACAGTGTCAGACCTAAAGCTAAGTGCATTGGTACTAATCACAGCTGAGGTGTTATCATTAGGTATCTTGGTAAGTAATTCTAACTTAGATACCCCATTCATTATATTAATATTAGCTTTATTGATAGTAAACTCCCTATCCCCAACCAAGAATGAATCATTCATCTTGTAAGTTGATAGTAGATTATCAGGCAATAGAGCTTTAACTTTATACATCCTAGCTCTAGCATCATATAACTTAGTTAAGTATGGGCGATAAAATGTATCATATAGCCCATTAATGAATGCATCAGAGCTAACTGACTGATTAACAACATAACCCGCAGCCATTGTTAAGTATTCAGCCTCATCTGTATTAGCATTACTAAACTGTAAACTCTGCAAATTAGAATCAATGTTCATATAAGTACCATCTCTTCTATATCTACTAGCCATTAAGTTAGATGGATTCCACCACTGAGTAGAATGAGTCTCTCCATAAGACACCTCATCATATAAAGGAGTCATGTTATGTCCATAACCTTGTGCTGCATTATTATTTCCTCCACCTCTACCATCAACTAGTATGAAACCTCTTGATGGTGTATAAACTCCATGCTCCTTACCAACAGTAGCTCCATATACTCCAGCAGAATTACCTGCCTCATATAAGTAATCACCACTATTTCCAACAAGGTAGCTCTTATAACCAATAAGTCCTTCCCAATCCCCATTACCTACCGGTGCAAACTCTCTAGTCTGATCACATAGTTTACCAAAGAATAATAAATTCTTCATATCAACCTTAGATAACTTCTCATCAATTGAATGTCCTACTACCATATCTGTAAGAGTATTATCATCTGAATGATTAACATCTACATCAAACACAGGAACAGCATCACCACTCCATGATGTGTATAATCTTTCATACATCATACATGAGAAAGGAACTTTTAACTTTAAGTTATCCCCTTCTGCAGTATCATCAGAACCATAAGATGTGTTATCTGAATTTAATTTATGATAAGAATCAGGGAATCTTTCCCCATTAACCCTAGGTAAATACTGTCCTGACAGTACATCCTTGGACTCTTTGAACTCCATCGTAACATCTTTATACTTTACAGCTTTGGATACCTCTGAGCCTCTTAAATCCACATGTGCATTCAAGTCAGTAACTTTTGGAGCATTATAAAACTCATCAATAGTTTCTATAGTAGCAGAGTATTGACCCCCTGAATAATATGTAAGGTTAAGTAATTTGAATATACCAGTTACAAAGTCTATTATCTTTATGTCTGGAGCTTGTACACCTATATTAATAAATGCACCTGTACTTATATTCTCAAAGTTACTAGTATCACCACCATTATATTTACCTGCAAAAGTGTGTTGTAGTCTACCAAAGGCAAAATAAGTACTTACTCTACTTCTACCAGACACATATCTAGTATTAAGTTTAAAAGATACCTTTCCGGATAGTGCTACACCTGACATAAACTTTACAGTAAATGTTATCTTGTGATTACTATAACCATGTCTTAATCCATTCCATATCCTCTGTCCTTCTGTATTACTTGAACTAGAAAACTCCTGAGAGAATTCTGTACCTTCACCACCATCAGATAAACCACCTCTTGTAGATGTCCATGCTAAGTGCCTCTCATTAGAATCATCTACAACATAGCATTTAACCACTGCATCAATCCTACCTTTATAATCTCCCTTGTCTAATATTACAAATACACTAGAACCTAATGCATGGCTAGAATATTGTCTGTGTGTTACTCCATCAACAAACATAGACATAGGGTTATTACTACTATTGTATAAGTCTGTAAGTTCAATTTCATTTGACTCCTCATAACCACTATCCCCATCCTTTCTAAATGCTCTTGAGTCAATTACATCAGTCTTAACATTACCATTATGAAATAAGTACATCTGATCAAGCTCCTCACGTTGCATAAACTCCTTAGAGAAACCTAAATGATATTTATTCTCAATCATTCTTAACAATGAACCAACCTTAACAGAGGGTCTGTAATCACCTATTTTAACTGGATTAGGGTAATACTTACCATTACTCTCCTTTGTAACTCCATCACCACTATCACTACCATCATTGTGGAAGTAAGATAAGAAGAATGGGTAATCCCAAGAAGTAGGGGATGCACTACCTTCCATATAAGGAACAGGTACAGCCTTACCTTTTGTAAAGATAGGTGCGTATATTACATCTGGGTATAAATCATTACCATTGTCATCCTGTGTAGGAGTGACTGTAGCAGATGAATTAGCATTAACAGCTTTATATAGACCCTTCCTAACAGCATCCACCATAGATGAGGTTGTATTAGCCATACGCAAGTCATAGTCAAGTTCATTTAATTTATCATCTTTTAATTTATCTTTAAGTGATATTGTATTGTCTGAGAATTGTATGTTATAACTCTTTGGGGTTGATTGACCAATCATACTTACAGGCCCCATTGATATGAAACCTTCTTTATAATCTACACCACCAATCTTAATAACAGCTCTAGTCTTGAACCTAGCATCATATACACCTACCTGGTTATTATAGTAGTGTCCAAAGACAGCATTATTATTCTTAGAAGCAGGTGCTTTAAAAGACCTACTGAATGGACTGTATATCTTGGTAACATCTCTAATATCTTGTATAGAGTCAACCATATCGATAGACTCATCTTCATACAAATCTATTTCAACAAGGGTGCTACTCTCAGTTTGAATCCCTACAAATAATTGAAGTCTATTGCTCATACCTATATATCATTAATTTTATTAAAAGCAAAGTCTACATTAATTGTGTAGTTGATAGCATTGTCATTAAGTTCAGTCTTAACATTAAGTGATGAGGTTGTAACTATAATTGGTAGTACTTTACCATTAACATCAATCCACACATCCTTACTGTCTATTAGCTGCTCAAATGTACTATTAGATTCTTCTGGATGAAATCCACTATTAAGTACCATACCTCTACGAGAGCTTACTCTTTGTTTATATATTGAACCAGCATTTGTATTGAAGTCTCTACCATTGACAGAACTTGAAATGTTCCTACCATATGTATTTGACTTATTATTTATAGTGTTAGTATTCTTTCCATAGAACCACATTGATTCCACTACACCATTCATGTTTATAAATGAGACCTTGTAAGAGGGGTTATTATTCTCCTCTAGTGTTTGTATCTTTAATACTTTTACACTACCATCTGTACCTTCTACGTAAGCTGTATCACAATCAAATACATCCACCTCACATTCAAAAGATACTTCATTACAACCCTCCTCATAAGTTCCACCAGCAGCTTCTACTCTATTCTTGAACTGTTCAGCATCATTATAAGAATTACTTGCATAGTAAACTTGTTCATGGGATTCATTGCTTGAAGGAATTACTCTTGTATTAAGTAATCTTTCATTGGAGAAGTAAGAAATGACAGAAGTACTGGCAGAGTCTAACCCAATAAAGACTGGATTATCTTGTAACCTAGTAATAACATCTGAGCTAGTTAATACATTATCCAAGTACTGTGCATTTGGACCATCCTCAAAGTAAGTATATCCATCAAGTGCTAAACATTGTGTTAGAGCCTCTATATTATCCACTGTATTAATTGTAGTTATTAATTGATAATCAACCCACACTATAGAGTTAGACCTACTCTCATTCTCATCTCCATTAAATGTCTGGGCAATATAACTTTGTATTAAGTTACTTATCTCAAAGGATACATATTTACTATCACTATAACCTACAGCAGTAGATGTCAATTCATATGAAGTATCTTCAGCAACTCTGTCAAAAGAATCACCAGTTAATCTAGCATCATTACCAGCAGATACAGCAGAACCTTGTGTGCCTGTATATATCCATATGTTTAATACAGCCTTGGTTATACCATCTGTATTATTCCCCACCTTAAATGGAGATCCTGTTAATATCTTATTGCTTATAGTTGCCATACTTTTAATTACTTGTCTTAATGTATTGTGTTATATCTATCTTCTGTAACCTCTCAGCTAACCTCTCTCTGAAACCATCAAATGCTTTACTTGCAAACATTGTAGACTTAATACCATGTTGGTAGATACTTCTTCTAATCAAGTAATTAATACTTTCCTTAGTTATCTTCTTACCAAACTTATCAGCACCTCCTCTAATACCTTCACCAGTCATCCACTTATCAATCTTTTTCTCCCATTCATCTCCAGTTCCTCTAAACTTATTAGAACCAAATCTATATCCATCAAGACTCTTGTGGACAACCTTTCTCTTACCTTTAAAGTTAGATGCACCTTTACCAGAGACACCCTTATCTAAGAATACTCCTTCCTCAAGCATAGATAGATGGAACTCTCCACCTTTAATATTTTGCTTGATACTTCTAGCTAAAGGAGAATCTCTCTTTCCTTCTCTAGCAAGGTTAGCCCTCATCTCTGCAATAAGCTGAGAAGTCTCTCTTTTAATAACCTCAAGTATATCCTGTCGTAGTATCATATGCTACCTTATACAACGTATTATTAATTTAATTTTGCGAACTAACAGCCCACACCCATTGACTGTATTACCTCTACTGAAAAGTCACAATACCACCCTGCTACATCGTGTTGATTGAACTCATGTGCGAATGCTTCAAACTTAGGATCACCTACTAAATTGAACCCTGCCATCACCATATCTCTCCTAGCAAATAGTAACGTAGCTTTAGATATTACAGCAAGTTGTGTGTTGTGTATATCTTTGACATTATCATTACCAACGAAGTCATCTTCAGCTAAGTCTTTACTACTATTAATTAAGTCCATACAGAACAGTGTCATGTTAAACCTAAAGGTCTGTTTAGTCATGTCAACACTATTAACTGTAAAGTGACTTAATGGCCACACTGTAGTAGTATTATTAGCAGCATCATATATGTTACCATAACTGACAGTGTTTACATTTAAGTCAGCCTCAAGGACTTCCTTTAATTTATCTAGCATATCATAATGCGCTGTTGCCTTCTTCATATTGTTATATCTTTATTATTTATTAATTAGCTTTACGTATCCTACTATTCTCTAACTTAGTCTTAGAAACATTGTTAGCAAGGTATAGGAAACACTTGTGTACACATTGTGCAGTCACCTCATCATACTTCATTATATCTCCTTGTGCTAGACAGAAGACTTCATCATAACTTCCCCAGGTTGATTGGTAAATACTTTCTGAATCAGATCCTGATAAGTCTTTTCCCCCAAATTCTTCCTTAAATAATTCGGGATAGAGTTTAGTAAGTCTTTTATTAAAGTCCAAAAAAAAACCTGAGCACCTAATAATATATCTAGTGGCATTGATTGCATTACATCATAATACTTATTTGATCCATCATACTCCTCAATCTCATAAGTGTCTTTAAAAGTCCTTATAATAGGTCTGTATAATATACCCATGGCTTTGTGGTAATCATTAGAATCTTTCATAAAAGTAGTAATACCTTTGTTCTCTCCATAACTCATTTCATCTAAGTTTGGTATCATTCCATACTCAACACCATCCATAGTAAACCTACGTACCAAGGGTAAATTAGTTTTAATACCCCCTAGTATTGGCAGAACCCTTGACAGTATGTCATCTACTTGTTTATGTTTAAGTAAGTTCATATGTTTAAGATGTATGTTACAGAATATTGTAACAATTAACTCTGTAGCAGCTTCCTCATTTAATTCTACATCTCCACTAACAGCTCTTGTATACTTGACATGTTGACTCAGTGTTATATCTCTAAGTGATGTTGGTACTGTAACCTCTAATCCTTTTCTATTACTATTACTATTCATTATCTTTCTTTCTTTTATATTAATATACTCTTAATCTCCTTCTCTTTGATTCAACCAAGTAAGTTAAGGCATATCTAAATGCATCTATTAAGTGATTAAAATTATCTATAGGTTCTTCCTTGCTACCTTTCTTCCAAGCATAGTTATTAAGTTCCTCTATAAGGTTTATACTACTAGGGCAGACTATAATCCTATAACCTTGCATAAGTTTAATACCAAAGTTAATACTCCCAGGACCTTTCTTACAGCCCTCAATAAAGTTACCTAATACTTTCAGCTCTTTAATTAATCTAGGCTCTGCTGAGTCACCTATAATTCTATCCTTACCTGCATGTAACTTATTAGATTCATATATCTGGCCTGTACTCATACCATGTGTGTAGAAACATTCCTTTACATATATTACATTCTTACCATGATCCACACTTACTTGGACAAGTGTACTAGCATCCTTTAT